GGCCGATTGCAGCTACAGGGCGAAGACGTGCGAACGAGTAGGAAAGCGAAGCACACATAAACTTTTTGATTATTCATCGTTTGAGTCAGTGGTTTGGACACACTCTGACTCACCGAACAACGAAATTTCAGCACTTAGGGAGAGACACCAACTCTACACAGGCAAGTCAATGAAGCTTAACGGCAAGATATTGGCTGCCCTGGATGAGTTGGTCCAGGCAAATGGGGGCTATGAACCATTGGAGCCGAGGTCGGCACAGTCGGTGATTGATCACTATACTGGGCCGAAAAGAGAAGAATACCGTAAGGGCTGGGAATCGTTGCTCGTTGAGCCACTGTGCAAGAAGGACGCTGAGGTTCGAATGTTTCTCAAGGACGACAAGTATCATTTAAAGCAGCCATCTGAGTTGTTGGACGGTGAAGTGGACAAATTTGGTCCGCCCCGTTGTATACAATTCAGGAACAAACGGTATGGTATTTTGTTAGCAAGGTATCTGCACGGCGTTGAGGAGAGGACGTATAACCTCCGAGACGTCACAGGATCGAGGGTTTTTGCTAAGAGTAGGAACCTTGATGAGCGAGCTGCAGATATAGTTGAGAAATGGGAGAGCTTCACGAACCCTGTTGCGTTGTGTTTGGATCATTCTAAATTTGATTGTCATGTGCAGGTAGGCCATTTGAAGGAAGAACATGAGTATTACAGGCGTTGGTATAGAAGTTCCAAATTGTTGGCGCGTTTGTTGCGGATGCAAATTGTGAACAAAGGTGTGACACATACGGGGTTGACTTATAAAACTAAGGGAACACGTATGAGTGGCGACCAAAATACCGGGCTTGGTAATTCCGTCATCAATTATGGGATGTTGCGATATTATACGCGGAAAGTGAGGGCAGCATTTTATATTGATGGGGATGACAGTGTTATCATAGTCGACAGAGCGGACTTGAAACATTGCGACTTTGACTCTTTTGAAAAATTTGGCATGTCAACCAAGTTAGATATCGTGACGGAGTTGGAACGCATAGAATTTTGTCAATGTCGGCCGGTGTTCGATGGGGTTTCGTGGCATTTTACGCGGAACCCGTATCGAGCACTAGCTCGCATGCCATGGGTGACCAATAGGAAAGCGCTTAACCACATCCCTAGACACGTCAAAAGTGTCGGGATGTGTGAGGTAGCACTCAACTACGGTATGCCCGTTTTGCAAGCTATAGGCTGGAAGTTGATTAAGTTCGGTGCAGGAAAATACATCGAGACGGACCGTCATTATGAGGCGAAGCGGATGAAAGTGAAGCCATGGAATATCAAAGAGGTAGGTGTGAAAGACGTTACCCGACGCAGTTACGAGTGCGCGTGGGGTTTGACGCCAGATCAGCAAATGGCACTCGAAAATATGGACATTATGAGGCCGGCAAGCGATCCTGTTGTAATCTTGGGAGAGCGACTGCCGTCCGGTTTCATAATTCCCCTGTGAGAGGATGACTAGGAGAAGAAGAGCGAGGAAGCAAAAGCGGGCGAATCGAGCCCTGCAACTGCCAGTGAGCAATAGAGCGTTAGTTCCAAGAGGACCAGCGAGTCAAAGGACCGGACCGGTGCCGAAAATCAACCGGAGGAGCAGAAGAACTGGAGTGGATCTATACTCATTGTGTAGCCAAGCCGGTCAAGCGTTCCTAAAATGTGCCTTTGCATCGCCAGACTTTTCGGTTGACCCAGGAATGGGTATACCAGATAAGTTCCATGGACGTACACTGGGCATTAAGGACTGTTCCACTACAGCGATCGTGTTCACACCAAACACTGATACCTATATTGTGAGCGCTCCTGTGCCTGGTTATGCGTACTTCAAATGTGAGGTACCGATTGGAGCTGATCCTCTATTGTTTACCGGCGTGCCCTTTCCAACTTTCGCAACCAACTTCGGCAACGGTGCCAGTGTGCAGAATAACTTCTCGAAATTTCGGTATGCTTCATTAGCAGTGGGCCTTTACCCAACTACGAATCAGATGCGCTGGGGCGGCAATTTGTCTGTCTGGCGTGTGGATCTAAACTTGGCTGAGTCAGTGAGGGCAGCAGACCCTACTCCGGCTGTCTATGGTTTGGTCCTGAAACGTATACAAGGGTTACAAGGTGTGGTTCCATTGGTGCCTAGGGACAACTTGTCTCATGGCTTCATTAACGGTGCCTTCACCTACGCTTTTGATAAGTCAACAGATTTTGAGTGGCAAGATTTCTGCGAAGGAATAACATACACTGCGGGCGCGACAGGTAGTAATATCACCGCTGATAAGCGTTTAGTCGCTGCCCCTGGAACCACATTGCCGGGCATGGGTAATCTTAACTCCATTGTGATGAAGATCACTACTGGGGCAAATGATGCCAATAGTGCCACCCTGAAGGTTTGGAACTGCATGGAATTGCAGCCTGACACTCAATCAGCGTTGTATCAATATTCGGGTGTTTCACCTGCGTTTGATCCAGTTGCTTTAGAGTTGTACAGTAAGCTGAAAACGCAATTCCCAGTTGCAGTGCCCTGTTCAATGAATGAGGGTGCATGGAAACGCGTACTTGCTCTGATCCGGGACATGTCGGGTCTTGGCGCTATGATTCCTGGCGGTGTCGGGATGATAAGTGCTGGGATACACGGCGTGACGCGCGGAATTGAAAGTCTATTCATGTAGGGTGATTAGTCCATGCCAAACCTGGAGATCGTCGTGCGAAGACGCCCAGGTCGGCGCGCCTAGGAAAAGTGCTTAGCACGCTATATGCGGGGAGCCTAGGTTGCAATGGGAGGTCCTGTGGACC